AGAATTATTGAAAGCATTACCAAATTTTAATTCTAAAGTTTTTGAAGAAATCACAGGAATTAAAATTAAACTAAACTAAATGACAAACAAGACCAAATCAATTTTCAGGGCATATTTCGGACTACTTGGAATATCTTTGATAATCGTATCACTTATTAAATATCATTCTGCACTTACTTTAATTGTGGGCATAGTGATGATAACAGCTTGTGTATATTGGAGACTAAGCGAAAGGAGGGCAAAGTGAATGTATATTTAGAATTTATCCTAGTGGTAATATGTTTGAATCTAGCCTTAACATGGTTAGTTTGCTTGGTTATTTGGAATATCTCAGTTAATTCGGATGAGCCGGATGTGATTGACTACGAATCGAAACAAAGCAACAGGAGTAAATATTTTGAAGAAGACTTTGGCGGATGTCCTTGTGGCTCTGGATTGCCTTATGAAAAATGTTGTAAGAATGCGATTAGACCGTTATAAACTTAAACTTAGAACCTTCACGATGGTATAGGGTAATCGTTCTTAATTATGGAAGAACAAAGCGAATTAGAAATAGAAAACGAATTGTGCTATAGATTGCATTTCAATTATAGAGATAGTATTGATATAAATATTACCGAAGCAGTAGATAATATTAGACTATGGGGTGACGAATTAAAGAGTGCCCATTTAAGATCCTACCAATCATTGCACCATGATATAGTTCGAGACTTAAAAAATAAGTGTATTGATAATAAATTTAGAAGAATCTCTAGAGCAATAAAAGATTACATACTTTAATCACAACACCGTTAATAACTTTATTTGAATTATCCCGTTAATAGTTGTATATTGGCGGGATAATGTTATAATATGGAAACAACAGAGAATGAAATAAATAAATAAAACTTTCAAAACATGACAAAAGTCATAGGAATCACTTACTTTTAGTTGTATCTTTATAGTATAAGAAATTTAAACTAAACTAAAATTAAACGAAATGACAAACGAAACATTCACAGCCAGAGTCAACAAAGCAAAAATTAACAGAGGTAGTAATTCTTACACTTATATTACCATTTTACTAATGACAGGTAATAGAGTTTATACTTGTCACACTTCTGGAAAAGGTAGATTTTGTACAAATATTGATAGAACTGGAAACGTAATCGAAGATCTTACCCTTATTGGATTAAAAGAAAATAGAGACTTCGTAACTGGAAACGACTCTCCAAGAGGTGGAAAAACTGGAAATTATGTTGAGCTAACTACTATTGGTAAAAGGAAAATGGTAAAAAACTAACTATGGATTTTGATTGTAAGATAAAAGAGAAACACTATAAGAATAGTAGATTTGGAAACAAGTCAGAAAAAGAACTAGCTACATTTAAGAAAAGAAATATTACTCAAGATTTAGATGAGATTAAGTCTATAGCACAAGATAACCTTTTGTTTTTTCAACAGATACTTAAAAAGAAAGGTAGAATAGAAATACCAAGTAAAAACTCAGTATTATCTATTAGAACGCAATCACAGATAAATGCTTTCTCTATAATATTGCAGTTTATTGAGAAGTATGGGAAAATAGATTTTCTTTCAATACAAAGCTATACTATTGACGAAAAAACACTATTTACGCTAAAAGAATTATTAGATTGTGGCAAAATTGAAAAGCTACAAATAATAATGACAGAGACAGCAGTATTTAGGATTCCAAAAATATATAATTTATTAAAATTACACTTTGCTGAAAACAAAAATAGCAACTTAGTATTTTATTGGGTACATTCAAAGGTGAACTTAATAAAATGCGGTGATGAAAAATTCGTTATTGATGGATCAGGCAACTTTTCAATGAATGCACAAGTGGAGCAGTATAATATTTTCAATAGTGACGAAATGTTTGATTTTGATTATAATTTATGCAATGAGTTTTTCTTTGGCGAAAAGTTGAGAAAAAATCATGAAATTTACAAAAACTTTTAATTATGCCAGGAGGAAAATGCAATATTAAGCCAGAGGACGGGAAACAATTTGATGTAGGTAATACGGCAGCAGAGAAATGGATAGAAGAAGAAGCGTTAAGATTAGGCAATGACTTAATAAATTGGATGCAAGAAGAAGACGAGAATGTATTTTTTGAAGATTTTATTTATCTATTACAGCATAATTATGCTGGAAAAATATATCCAGAGATTATTGCATATTTAAGTAATAAGTTTTCGTCGTTTTTAAAGTTAATAGAACACGCTAAGAAAATAGAAGAAATAAAACTTAAAAAGTTTGGTGCATTTGATAAGTTAAATGGGAGCATTGTTAAATTTTTACTATCTGCTCAATATGGCTATACGGATAAAACAAACATTGACCACACTAGTAAAGGCGACAAGATAAATCGAGTTGATAACCTTTTCCCACCTACTGACGAAATTATAAACGATGGCACGAAAGATAAATAAAAACTTTCGGCTGTTAGTCAAAACCTACGTGGAGAATAAAGCCAAACTATTCAAAGACGTATTTCATGTAGTTTTAGAAGGCTCATCAAGGTCAGGCAAAACAATATCCAGCGTAGATTTTATAATTTGGTACTGCTTAAAGAACGTTGGTAAGACTGTTTTTATCATACGCGAGACATACGCAAGCCATAAAACAACACTATACAGCGACTTTTCCAGGCGATTAACTGACTTCGGACTTGACAACCCTTTTCTAAATGCTAAAGAGGTTGGTATGTTCAGACTAAATGGCAATAATATATACTTTCTTGGTGCAGATAAAGAGTCTAAATTTATGGGAGCAGGTTGTGATTTGGCTTATTTTAATGAAATACTAGATATTCCAAACCCTATATTTGACCAAACAGAGCAGCGAGTCCGTGAGATGTGGTTTGCAGATTATAACCCTAAAGCAACAATTCACTGGGTATATGATAAGATTTGTAAGCGTGATGATGTAAGTTATTTACATAGTACGTATAAAGATAACCCTTTTATATCGGACACTGAACGGAAGAAAGTAGAAAGTTACGACCCCAACAACCCAAAGAATATAGAAAATGGTACAGCCGACGACTATATGCACAAGGTATATGCACGTGGTGAACGTTCAGCACGTACAGGACTTTGCTATCCTTCTGTAACCTGGATAGATAAAATGCCTGATGCTGGTAGATTCTTTTATGGCATGGATTTTGGATTCTATCACGACCCGACTGCATTTGTACGACTTCACATATCAGACAATAACCTATACATGGAGTTGCTTATATATCAACCTATGCCAACAGTTATATTATTGAATGATGTCTTAAATGGGCTTAAAATTACAGGCTCAGACGTTATTATTGCCGATAGTGCTGATGGTGGCAACGCAAGAACTTACACAGATGGCTATGTAAAAGACTTAAGAAGTTACGGTTTTCAAGTGATTAAATCAAAAAAGAAAGCAGGATATAAAGCAGATGCAATCTATTCAGCTAATCGCTATCACTTGCATTTTGTTAAGAATAAGTTTCTAACTAAAGAGGTTGAAAGTTATTGCTATCAAGTAATCAATGGAATCGCAACAAACCAGCCTATTGATGGAAACGACCACGCACTTGACGCTATGATTTACGCCTTGCAATCAGTTAGACCGTTAATGAGTGTAATTTAATTTTGGCTTAAATCCCGATTCAAGCAACTATAAAACCACCACAAACAAACATCAAAAGACTCTTAACAGGGTCTTTTTTTTATGCTCGTTAATAACTTTATTTGTATTTAGTCTAAATAAACATTATATTTGAGCCGATATAATATTACAATATGGCTATATTTGGTTACGAATTTAGGAAGAAATCAGCACCAATCGAAGTAATAGGCTCAACAATAGGCACGACAGTACAGTCTATGAGTGTTGACGTTCAGAATGCTTTAGATTCGATATTTAAAACACCGCAATCAGCAATATATTTCATGTATCATTATTTGCCTGAGATTACTGCACCTATCAACTTTAAACTTGACAAGATGGCTGCATTGCCATTGCGGCATGTAAGACACTTAGCGGATGGGACAGAAGAAGATGTTGCCAATAGCTGGGTATTAAAACTATTAAAGAAGCCAAATCAATTTCAAACTGAGACAGAGTTTATAAAATACTTTCTACTTAACGCAATGTTAACTGGAGAAGTGTTTCAGAACCAAATAAAGCAAGCGGTCTGGGGTATAACTCAAACATACGTACTACCTTCTGATAAAATGAAAGTCAATTTTGTTGACAATATGCAACAGGATTACA